GCTCCCGCTCGCGCCGCTGCGCCAGCCCGGCGCTTTTCACGCCGTTAACGTAGATCCAGCGCGGCAGCTGGTCGCACGCCGCGCGCCAGCGCTGCTGATTGAGATAGCTGGCCAGGGTCGAGCGGCAGGCGGCGCCGGCGCCGACGTTGAAGGCGAAGCTCGCCAGCGCGTCCCAGACCGGCTGCGGCATCGCCACCGGCACGCAGAGAGAGAGCTGGCGTTCGACGCGTATCAGGTCGTCGACCAGATTGACCGCCGCCTGGCGCTCGCTGACAGCGCTCTGCGGCGTCACTCCTGCGGTGTGGCCGATGCCGTTGGTCCAGACGCCGGCGCTGCACTGATAGGGCGAGGTGCGGCAGCCCTCCGCGTCGGCCAGCAGTTGCAGACCGCCGGAGGAGATTTTCAGGGTCTCGAACTGCGGCAGCAGCGCGGCGATCGCCAGCACGGCGACCACGGCGCAGCGCTTCGCGGTCTGGCTCACGACAGCCTCCCTGCGCGCCGGCGCTGAAGCTCATAGGTTTTGCGACGGTAGTGCCAGTTGATGAAAAAGGTCGCTACGTTGACGATCAGGGTAATGACCGCCACGCCGGAGCCGACCAGAAACGCGATATCCTGAATGGTGTGGCGGCCCAGCCACATCAGAAACAGGCTGACCAGGTAGTTAATCAGCGAGCTGGTTTTCTCCATCTTCAGTCCCACAGATTGACGGTTTCGCCAGTGGCCGCGTCTGGCAGCTCGGGCAGCGTCAGCGCACAGCCGTGCGGCAGGACGGCGCCGCGCTCGGCGAGGCCGGGATTGGCGGCGTAAACCTGCTCGACCGCCTGCTGCGTGCGGCCGTAGTAGCGATAGCAGATCTCATCGACCGTATCGCCCTGAAGCGCGTAGATATTCATGGCGATAGCTCCCCATCGGACCCGCGGACGGGCACGCTAAAATGGTGCGTCACTGTTGTTGTTCCCCGCTGGAGGTGGTGTCGGCAGACCCGGGTTCGGGCCGTTAAGTGCGGCGGCGCTTGCGCGTCGTCCGGCATAGCCAGTCTCCTCGCTGCGGGGCGACGGCTCAACGCTGGCCCGCCCGCTGGGATATGGGCAAACAGCCAGATCGCGGCGCAAAAAAAACGGCACCCGAGGGTGCCGTTATTGCTTCAGTTCAGCCGCCGTCAGACGGCGCGAGCGTCAAAGGGAAAGGTGTGGGATCTGCCGCTTATGATGCGTCGAGCCATCGCCTCTCATCGCTATACCTGCATTGTTATTTATTGGTGGGTATGGCGGAGAACGAAACGGCAAATTCCTTGTTTTTTATCATCATGTCGCCGGCAATCTCGGCGATCAAAGCGAGGGCCACTTCCCGGTCGCGTTCCCTGCAAACTCCTTCAGTGGTCAGACGTGCAATGAGCTCGACGCGCTCAAGCATTACCTGTTCTTGTAAATCAGTATCCACTTTCCCTCCCCCATTTTATAACTGTATATCTATACAGTAGCACAGCATGCAATCTGATATAAAGAAAATTAAGATCTGAACGGTCTGCCTTTAGGCTATTGATATAGAAAATTTTTTGGCGTGATAACCCCTAAGCCAAATTAGTAAAAAAGGCGGAAAAAGCGCGTCAGGGCGGCGTATTTTGGCTGTATAAAGCGCCATCGCCAGCCGGTTTCGCTCTCTTTTTCACCGCCGGATCAGGCCAATGATTTAACCGCGCTAATACGCCTGGCCGGCGCGCCATCCGCGTACAGTTAATGACAGAACTCCAAGCTGAAGCATCCTGTTCGAGATTGTCAGCCTCCGCTTTACGCTTCGGCACCAGCTTCCAGTTAACCAGCCGGGTCAGCAGCGGTTTCTCGTTGCCCGTGGCGCTGAGGTAGACACCTTTAATGCGCGTGATCTCTTCGCCCCAGCTGTTGCGCTCTTCGGCCTGTTGATACCAGACGCGCACCGCCAGCTCATCGCGCCGCACGAACGGGCCGCCCTGGGCGTTGACGTAGGCGGCCCAGTCGCCGCTGTCCGCCGCCGCGCGCGCTTCGGCCAGCTCGTCGCTCATCCTGCGCAGCCCCTCGCCGTCGGTGAGACGGCGCAGCTCGCGCCAGACGGTTACCGGCGCGCCGCCGACAAACTGAAACTGACGGATATGCCAGCGTCCCGCCCAGGCGGAAACCGCGGCGGCGCAGTCGCGCAGCGGCTCGCCGCTCTCGCTGTCCCGCTCGCCGTCGAGCGCGTAGCCATCGATGTTTTTGGCGATATATTTCGCGATGTAGCCGGTGGCGCTGCCCTTTTGCGGATCGATGGCGGTGGTGTGAAAGCGCGCCTTGCGTGCTTTTTCGCTGGTCAGCTCTTCGCTCTCCTGCTGGCAGGCGTACTCTGTCAGGATCTGGCGCACCTGCGCGGCCTGTTGGGGGCGCATAAACAGCAGCAGATGCCAGTGCGGCGTGCCGTCATGGTGGGGCTCGGCGACGCGGATGCCGAACAGGCGGATCTGCTCGCGGTGCAGCCTGGCGCGCACTTTTTGCCAGAGCTGACAGAGGTAGCGCTGCGTCTCAGCCGGGCTGGCGCCGCGCCATTTTGGGTTGTGCTGGCCGCTGCCGAGCGTGGCGTGATAGCGCGCCGGCGCGGTCAGCGTGCAAAACTCGCCGACGTAGCCCATTTCATGGCAGATGGTTTCAAAGCCGCGAATGCGCGTCATCAGCTCGCAGCGGCGGATGGCAGGATTGGCGACGCTGCCGTCATGCTTGTCGATCAGGCTGATGCGGTTGCCCTCTTCGTCCTCCAGCTCCATGCTCTGCAAAAAGTCGCGGGTGCGGCGCTTCTGCTCGCGCCATTCGGCAATGGTGGCGCGGCTGGCGTAGGGCGAACGCGTTTTGCTGACCTGCGCCAGCGCAATCTGCAGATGCTCGCGCCATTCGGCGGCGATGCGGCGCAGCCGCCCTTTCCACCACGTCTCACCCTGCATACGCATAATCGCCGGCGTCGCCTCTTCCGGCGCGAAGAGGCGCGTAGTGACCTTCTGCCACAGCGGCGGCGTCTGGCCGAACTCGCGGGTAAGGGTCGCGGCGGTCAGATAGAGGTCGTGGCTGTAGCGCCAGTCCGATTCGCCGTGATTTTGCGCGTGCAGCTGCACTAGCTCGGCGAAGATAAAGCTGGCGATATCGCCCGCCAGCCGATCGACATCGGCGCGCGCCATATCGGGCAGCTGATTAAAGCGGCGCATCAGCTCCCACAGCGCGCCTGCCGCCGCCGCCGCGCCTTTTTCCTGTGCGGCCTGGCCGCTCAGCCGCGCGGCGACGCCGCGACGCATCGCGCCCAGCCGATACTGCGCGTTGACCCGCTCCACGCGCGGCAGCAGGCGATCGGCGAAGGTGGTCGTCAGCCAGGTCGCGGCGCGGGCGGCGCCGCGCTCGTGCGCCAGCCGATCGTGACGTAGCCTGATGGCGCGCTGCACCAGCGTCGGCTGTTGCTCCAGCGATCGCCACGCCTGCGACAGCGCCGCCAGCTCGCGACTGCGCTGCTGCATCGCGGCGTGAGTAGGATAAGGCGAGGCGATAGCCTGACGCGGCGCGTTCCACGGCCAGAAGAGGCGCTGCATTACCGGCCGCCCTGATAGTGGCGGCCGCGCAGCTCGGCAATCTCCTGACAGGCGACGCAGCGCGAAACGCCACCGATGGCGCGGCGACGCGCCTCGGGGATCGCGCTGTCGCACGCCTCGCAGAAAAAGGCGCTGACGCCTTTCGGCCGCTGCGTCACGGCGGCGATATCGAGCGCCAGCTGCTCTGCCTGACGCTGCTGCTCAATGTCCATACTATCGACCATTAGCGCAGCTCCTGCGATTCATCGCGGTAGCGCTGCGCCTCATAGCGGAGCAGCTCGACGGCCTCGACGCCGCTCAGTCCCTGCCGGCCGATATGCGTCGCCATCGCGGCCAGACGGTCAGCGACCGCCTGCGCGCGGCCTCTACGTTCGTCGTAGCGCGCGGCGGTTAGCAGAACGTTCAGCGCATCGCTGTCGGCGTGAGGATTAGGGTATTTCATCTTTTCTCTCCTGAATTCAGGCAAAGGGAAGCCCGACGGGTTGACGTCATTGATTTGCGGTTAAGGTCAGTTACTCAGACAGATACTGGTCGGCGTCGGAAAAGGGACGCGGCAGCAGCCTGCCCCAGCGCACCAGTTTGTTCATGGCGGCGATAATCAGCGCGCGGCGCGGCTCATCGAAGGATTCAAAAGCGTCGCCGACCTCCTGTAGCCGAAAGCTCCCTGGTTTCTCCCGGTTCGCCAGCGTCAGCACGCAGAACTTAAACTCCTCGCTCTGCCGGTTAAAGGCGATCAATGCCGGATTACGGCTGTCGCTCCGCATTCGCCGCCAGCTTTTGCGGAACTCATCAAAGCTCATGGCCGCCGCAGGTTCAGAATGGCTATTCATCATAAGTGAATCAGGCTGGCTGAAAGTTAACAGAAAAAGAACAGGGCGCTTTCCTCGTGCGCGCTGGCGCGCTCTGCACGCCGCACGTCGCTATAGCCGATGCGCTGCGCCTGGCGCCAAACGCAGGCAAGAGGTGCTCTGCCTGAATAAAAAGCGCTGAAACGGGACGTTTTACGCTGATTCGTAATAAAAGGAGCGCAGCTATGGCATTTGTAATATCAGGCCTCATAGGGCATCATCTCCAGTTAACGTAATGTCAGTTATATGCGATAACATTCACAACGCAGTGATGCTAATTCGAATATGTTAGTAACACAAGAGGAAGCTCAAAAATGTTAGTCACTAATTTTAACGGGAGCGGCGGGGCTATCCTCGACAGGCTGATTCAGGCCTATGGGTTTAAACAGAAGTCGCAGTATGCCGAGCATGTTGGCCTCTCTTCGAGCAACCTGGCAATGCGTTATAAAAGAGACGCTTTCCCGGCTGATCTGGTGGTGCAGTGCCTGATCGATACCGATGCTGAACTGAACTGGATCCTCTATGGCCAGGGCAATCCGCCCAGCGCGGTGCAGGCGCTGACGGCGGAAAAAGGCAGCGAAAGTCACCCGATGAAGAGCCTGACCGATATTGAGCGGGTTAAATTAACAAATGGTGAACTCGCGCCTGTCGATTTTGTGACTCTGGAGAGCAAGCTGTTCCTGGAAAAGGTGGCGCCCCACAGCAATCTGCTGGCGGTGATTGAAGGCGAGCAGCAGTACATCGTTAACCGCAGCTTTAAGGCGGTGGTGGACGGCAAATGGCTGCTGGATATCGAGGGCATGGCCAGCCTGCGCAACCTCGCGCGACTGCCTGGCGGCCGGGTGAGAATCAGCGGCGGCGACGCGGAGTTTGAGTGTGCGCTGAACGAGATTTCCGCCACCGGCATCGTGGTGATGACGTTAATTTAAAGGAGCCGCGCTTCGCCTCGGCGGACCGAACCGATACATGCGATTCAGACTTAACATCCTTATTCCCCTTCTTCTCCTCTGCGTAGCCGCCGGCTGGTACTGGCTGACGCCGCACTACAGCAAAGAGGATGAGGCCTATTACATCTCGGTGTTCTGCGCGATTCACCATGACGACAGCCGCCGCTTTGTGGCAGATATGCGCACGGTGATCGAAGGCGGCAACTCCGACTACGCGCTGCAAAAAATTCACTTCCAGCCGCGCCTGGGCCAGCACGTGGCGGATGCCTGGCAGACGCTGAGTGCCGGGCAAAAGGCGCAGGCCAGCGCCGACGCCGCCCAGTGCCGCGCCCTGCTCTCCGCGACGCTAAATTAAGCCGACGCTACGCTGCGCCACGCCGTTACAGCGCGAAATCCGCGTGTTATCTTGTGGGTTTCGCAACATCTTTTCAGGCAAGCTCTAATGACAAAACTGCGGGTAGGCATTGTGTTCGGCGGCAAATCGGCCGAGCACGAAGTATCGTTACAGTCGGCTAAAAATATCCTTGATGCGATCGATAAAACGCGTTTCGAGCCGGTGCTGTTAGGCATTGATAAACAGGGTCAGTGGCATCTTAACGACGCCTCGAACTTTCTGATCAACGCACAGGATCCGGCGCTCATCGCGCTTAACCGCGCTGGCGAAAGCGTGGCGCTGGTGCCGGGCGCGTCGCAGCAGCAGGTGATCGCCCGTCAGAGCGGTCATGCGCTGTCGCAGATCGATGTGATTTTCCCTATCGTGCACGGCACGCTCGGCGAAGATGGATCGCTGCAGGGCTTGCTGCGCATGGCGTCGCTGCCTTTTGTCGGCTCTGGCGTGCTCGGCTCGGCAGTCAGCATGGATAAAGATTTCACTAAACGTCTGCTGCGCGACGCCGGGCTGCAGGTCGCGCCCTGGATCAGCGTCACGCAGGCGCAGCGGTCGCGTATTGAGGCGGCGGAGATTGTCGCGCAGCTTGGCCTGCCGCTGTTTATCAAACCGGCCAATCAGGGCTCTTCAGTGGGCGTCAGCAAAGTCGACAGCGTCGACGACTTCGACCGCGCGCTGGATCTCGCCTTTACCTTCGATCGCAAGGTGCTGATTGAAACCGGCATCAAAGGCCGCGAGATCGAGTGTGCGGTGCTGGGCAACGACGATCCGCAGGCGAGCCCGTGCGGCGAAGTGGTGGTGCACGACGCCTTCTACTCCTACGAGACCAAATATATCAGCGAAACCGGCGCGCAGACGCAGGTGCCCGCCGCCATCGACGACGCGCACAGCGAAGCGATCCGCGCCGTGGCGATTAAGGCGTTTCAGGCGCTGGAGTGCAGCGGAATGGCGCGCGTCGACGTTTTCCTGACGGAAGCGG